GCTATTTGATTACTGATATTGCCCACACCATCGGCTTACGCAATTTGAAGCAGGATGAGTTTTGGCAGGGCATCGCAAGGGACTGTATGTCCTTTGAACGTCAGGTTGGTCCCCCACCTGGATACAAACCACCGGAGCCCAAGCCATGAATCCTGGCTTACCTGAAGAAGGTGGGAAGGTTGCGGTCACTGCTATAGACGCAATGAGGTCACAACCGTTGATGTTGGCTGTGCTGATTCTTAATGCACTCATATTTGGGTTCGTATACTTTGGAGTACGTGAACAACGGACACAGCAAGCAGATCTCTTCAAGCAACTTCTTGACCAGAATCATCAGATGTCTGAGTTGCTGTCTAAATGTATAGTGCCGTCGCATTAGGGGTGGCAGGCTACGCAGACACCATTCTCCTAGCCCCATAAACCGCGACTAATGCCATTAGTCTATTCTGGTGGGGCTAAGCAAAGGTGGTTTGCGCCCTATATTCTTGAAAATCGTCTTTAAATAGGATATGGCATCCCATTTCAACCTTTGCTCTATATTTTGTTTCTTAGCTAAGTTATATCGGATATTGTGCTGTAGTTCAATTCCTAATTCTTGAATTTCATCTTCTGACCACGAAGGCATATTGAGTACTGTGAAGTATTTTACATAGATCCTGTCTTTGACATATTGTATTCTCATTTCAAGGTCTTGTGGGTAATTTACTCCAGCTATGAGATTACACTCACTACAAGCAGGAAATAAATACCCATGAAGACCACAGAAGTGTGGAGGAAAGTGGTCTAAAACCTGTGATGGTTCTCCACAGTATAAGCACCAAGGTTCATTGAATTGGTGGCGAAATTCTTTTGGGTGATGTCTATTACGAGACATTTAATGCACACGCTTAGGTGGATAAAAGTCCATGAACCGGCCCCCAAGCTCGCAAGATATAACAATATCCCACGGCCCCAGGTTGACTTTCCCACCTTCCCTAGTAATTTCCGCTGCCCCGCTATACTTCTCACCAGTTTTGAACTCAATCTGCACATGAATCACTTCACGCCTTTTGGGGTGGCTCTTGGGCATCAGCTCACTTGTGTCTAGCGGTGCAATCCAGGCTTCTGTCATCATAATCACAGCGTCTGGCATCACATTACGAACCAAGTCTTTAAGGCCAATACTCACGATGTTCTTTGTAAGATCATTGTGAACGGCCGGGAGCTCACAGATAATCCTTTTATCTTCCACAATGAATACGGCCATGGCGGCAAGGGTGTTTCCTTGCCGGGTCCACACTTCGCGCACCAGGGCCAGCTCATCGTCTATGAATTTTCGGTGTTGTTCAGGTACCACGGCCGGTTCCTCCATCGCCAATATGTTTCAAATGCCCCAAAGTGACTCATGTCCACCTCTTTAGCTATCTGCCGCCATTTCATTCCCTCCTCATCTTTCAGCCGTATGATTTTTAGAACCAGCTTCGGGTTCCTGGGCTGTTGTGAATTTCCTCGTTGGCCTACGCCTCGCTTTATTCGAGCCATTTCTTAAACTCGTCCCCTACTAAGGTTTCGCTCATACGCAACTTCTTGCGCAACACGTATATCAGTCTCTCATCCAGAGTACCCCGCGCACGCAGGTCAATATACGTGACGAACTTGGTTTGTCCGATCCTATGGGCTCTGTCTTCACTTTGCTGTCGGTCTTCGTTGTCGAAGCTATTTGCGTAGTAGATAACCATATCACATCTCGTCCATGTGTTGCCGAACTTGCCCACTGATTGGTTACTAACGATGAAGCGGGTAAGGTCGTCTCTTTGGATGCGCGCCCTCGCAGCCAGCCGGTCAGCCAACTGAGTCTCGCCCCAATATCCCACCGTACTGTCATATCCAAACTCCTCTCGTAGCCGATCTACAATCTTCCTCAGTGCCTGCGGGTACGGCGCCCATATTATAGCCTTGCCGCTATGCTGATGCAGTATTGAAATTACGGCCTGAGTACGGTTCTCTGGTATATCGTACAGGGTTTCCCCGTCTTCCTGTTTGACATGGCCGCACAGAATGTGCTGCATCTTCCCTAGTTGGTCCAGCTTTATTTTCGCGGTGCTAAAGACACCTGCTTCAAGCTGTGCAAATGCTTTTTCTTTCATCTGGTTGTAAATACGTTCTTGTTCCTCCGTAAGGTCCACATCCCAATACTGAAAGACCTTGGGCGGCAAATCAAGGACTTGGTCCTTGGTTACACGGTAGCTACGTCTGTTGATCTTGGTTCTGAGTTCTTCTAGGTTACGCCATTCGACAATGACATTGGCCTTCTTGTGGGCCTTGCCAGCCTTTTCATCCTCTTCACGTTTTACTCTTGGCCGGTAGTCAACCTTTTGCATGATTGCATATCGGCACTTGAAGTTCCAGAAGTCTTTGGCTCCGATGATGTTGGGGTGGAGGAACCAATATTGGGTGAATAAATCCAGAGGGCTTTCCGGAGCAACCATACCGGAAAGTATCCTTCGTGAAACAAAGTATCCGTTGTGGTACATGAAGAACTTAGTGCGCGCAGCATCTTCTCGAGCGATGGTTGTTGACTCATCGACGACCCCGATTACCTTCCGGCCGCTACAGAATTTGTGGAGATACTCCCGGGCAGGCCCATCCCGGTTAAACGCCTCTATGTTCATAGCCAAGAACCGTGGCTTCTTAACAAAGAGCAGGTTCTGTAAACCCTGTCGGTGTGTGGAACTGCCCCCGCTAATCCATGGCATGACATGGATATCTTTTCGCATAGCCGGTGGTGTCCAGAGCTCTATCTCTCCGGGCTCCTCCTCTGTGCCTATCCAATTCATGTAACAGCCCTTGGGGCCGAAGACGACTAAGTCCTGTGCCCTGCCATCGGCTACTCGTATAAGCCAGTCTTCGACAATGGGCCGTGATTTGCCGGTGCCCTGCTCCATAAGCAGGGCATAGAAATCGTGTAGATGGAGCTTTTCGCGGGCTATTACCTGATGTTCAAATGCTGGCAGCATTAGGTCCTCTTCTTTATCCTGCACTCTTCATTTAGTTCCCATAGTGTCGCCATGTAGTGCGGGCTCTCACGGTTCATATTCCTGGGCCACGCACAACTATCGATTCCCATACCCATACGATCAATGGCCTTGTGAAACGGTCGTGCCCCAATCGTATTCTCACCCACTACAGCAATGTCTTTCATCGTTACGCCGTAGATGCAGACTTGGAAGGCTGCGGGTGCTGGGTTCTTGCTGTAGTCTCTTATAGTACCCCAGACCATGTTCCGATAATCGAGCTTGCTCATTCTGGCTCTATAGGCTCCGGTACGATATAGTTCGGGTTATGCAGCACATCTGGCCGGTACTTCTCCAGCTTCTCCTGTCTGCAATGAGAACACATATACCCAATGGGGATGTTGCGAGCATCGTGCTCTAGCCACCCTGGCTCACCACTCTCACATGGGCACTGGTCAATTCTTGCCTTTGCCATCTCCGCGCGCTCCTTTCTTCCTCGCTGTACGCTTCTTTTTGATCCCCTGTTTGAGTAACCATTCTGTCTGCTTCTTAATCTCCGCCGCGTAATCGCCAAAATCGCGTACCTTGACAAAGTGAACCTCGATGGTCCCATCATTTCTTTGGACATCCCGTCTAACGTAACCCAGAGCTCCCATGCCCTGTGTTACGAGGTCGTTGCGTGGCTTCCGTGTAACACCATCGAACCAAGAGCTCCACCGGGTAACCCCGGTAATGGCTTCGGCTCTCGCATTGGTTAGCTTTTCCTTCTGACGAACCACGTACATCATGGCATATATGACAGGGTCTTTATCCTCAAACGTGTAGTTACGATGTAGTATAGTCCGCATGGCTCCCCTCTCCCTAACGGGTTGTAAAGCATTATACCCAACATATTGGCTGAGTTAAAGCTTGATAATGCTTTCGAACTCTGCGAAATTCCAGTTGGAAGGACCACCATCCCAGCGCCAAGCTGTCACCCCGGTTAACCCGTGGTCGAATAGCCGCTCAGCCTCGCCCCCGGTCATGAGGTAGAGCTGATCAACGCCTGCTTCTTGCTTGGTGTGGGGAGTACGCCGGACTGCAATCCAGGAGCCACGGTTATATCGCCAGCGGCGCATTAGCCATGATACCTGAAGGTCTTTAATCTGAACGTAATATCGGTCGGTCCATTTTAATTCAATCCAACCCTGGCGACCGCATGGCATACAGAACTCGTTGTCTGGTATGCCTCCGGCCGTGGCCCCTACCTCAATGGTCGACCATTGCCAGCCAGGAAACTGCTTCTGTAATATGCCTCGAAGACCTCCGTCTTTAAGGCGCACTGTAACCGAGTGAGTTTAGAAGGACCCGCATATCAGGATCAACTTCTTTTTGTTTGTTCATCCATTCAAACCAGCCTGGGTCTTCTTGTCTAGCAGCCTCAACAGTCTTCCCTTTGTGCTTGCCGAATGGCATGACCTTCATTGGTCCCCAACATATTTGGAATAATTCATCTGGGGTGTATTTGGCTAACATCCTGATTAGAATGCCGGTGGTCGTAGCCACATCATACATGGCTTGGTGAGGATGCCGGGTCTTAACAGTGCTGTTTGGAGGCCACACGAGTTTGATGTCAAGTTCATATCGCAATGCTTGATTGGTGTGCGCCTCAGCATTAGGCATCAACCGTTTCGCAATGCGCATAGTATCGATCCACCGGACAACAAGTTCCGGTAGCATCTTAGAGTCAAATATGTGGTTGTGAGCGACACAGTAGGTGTCTTCTTTTATGTGTCGCTTAAGAAGGATAATAGCATTTTCCCTAGTGATCGCACCGCGTTCTGGAGAACATTGGAGGGGATCAATGTGGTGATTAGCGCGAGCAACAGCACTGCATACCCCGGTAAATTGGACATAGGTTTCATGTCCGAAGGTGGGTTTCCATTGTCCATCTACTTCCTCCAAGTTATTCCAGGCTATCTCCATTATCTGCCCACCCTTATCTGGGAGGTTAGAAGTTTCGGTGTCTAGCACAAGCAGGTTCATTGTCATCCCCAAGTCTCAACATGCGTAGTCACAAAAAGACCCCGTTAACTTAACGAAGTTAACGGGGTCTAATTCCTCAAGCCGCAGGCTGTGGGGCCGGAGGCGGAGCAGGCTTCGGCACAATCGTGGGGCCGACGTGAATGAAACCGTGGTCGAGGTCCCAGCGGATATCAGCAAAGGTCTGACCTTCGGTGCGGCCAAACTTCTCCTTGATGATATCGACGTACTGCCGAACAGTCTGTCCGTCCTTGTACTCCATGAACCGGTCATGGGCGCCGCGCGCCTTGGAACCCGGCTTCATAACCGTGAATACATGCGCCTCATCAGGCTTGGGAAGCCGGGGCCGCTGAACCGCACCCTCTGCCTTCTTACGAGGCTTCTTCTCCTTGGGCTCCTTGGGCTCGGTCTTGACTGCCGCGGGCTTCTGGTTGGCGGTCTGCGGAGTTCCATTTGACATAATTAATCTCCCTGTTCATCTTGGTATGTGCAAGTTCTATATGTAGCACAACTAGAAGAAGAATGCAACCCCCCTTATAGACTTATTATCTCAAGATGGCCCCAATTATTTCCCCACTTAATGTCAGTAAGCATGGGAATAGTGATCTGTGGGCAGGCATTCTCCATAATCCGGGCTGCTTCAAACGCATCAGCCTGACTGCTGAAGCTGAATCCGAGTTCATCATGCACCTGGAGAAGCGGGAGATACCCGGCATCATAGACTTGACACATGGCTTCTTTCATCTGCCGGGCGCCGCTACCTTGGATCATGCTGTTAAATGCCTTGTGAGTATAGGCTCGCTTAAACCGCTCGCCATACCACGGATGGTTAGAATCTTCTTTGCGTCGCTCTGCTTCCTCGATGAAGCAGGGTGCGGTACTGATGTTTGGGTCGACTGATTTATATTCATCCTCTCTAGAATAGTCCCTATACACTGGTTCCCACAGATTGAAGTGTCTGCGTGCCCCGTCGATCATACGTATGTGGCCGTTCGCTGCGGCATATCGATTGTAATGCTCGGCAGCCTTCTTTACGAATGGCAGGTGCTCATCGTAAATATCCATAGTCTTAATAGCTTCGGCTAAATCCATGCCCGTCATAAGGGCGAACTTATCCTTACCTGCCCCATAGCTCTTTGCGAAATTGGTATCTTTGGCGCGGGGCCGCGGCAGCCGGGTGATACTCACCACGTAATTGTGGAAGTCGGTGTTGGGATCCTTGCGATACATATCCGCGGCTTGGCGGGCTCCTGGTTTTCGTAGCAGCTCGGCTACGAAAACAATAAGTCGATACTCCTGTTGCCGATAATCGATACTACACCAGTCTTGCCCATCCTCTGGTATGAAGCACTGCCTGATCAGTGCTGCATACTCATCATCACGGCTGGGTGTTTGTTGAAGTGGTGGGTCGCTGTAACTGAAACGGTGGGTTCTAGCCCCACCCTCTTCGCTTCTAAATTGATTAACTGATGGATAAACTCGGCCTTTGTGTGCGTAGCTTATGATATATTTACGTAAGAACTTTTTCGCTAGGTCTTGTTTATGCCGTATATCATAAACCGCACGCGGGAGCCAATGCTTATGTTTGCTGAGAAACTCTTTCTCGAAACTGGCTTGGCCGTCTGGGTGCCTCTTGCTTGACAGTGTCTTGGGATAGTATATTCCTTCTTTATCAAATTGCCGTTTCAACCATTGGTTCTGTCGTACATTCTTTATTTCAACTTTTTCACCTATAGATGAGGATAGCCGGTAGAGGTCTTCTTGTACGCTTTGTTCTAGCTGGGTTGCTAGTTGATCAGCCTTGTCTACATCTACTCGTATGCCCTGTTGTTTCATCTTCAGGGTAATAGGCATCAACCTCCGTTCTACATTATAAGCATGGTCTAGATTTTCTTCTGCGATCATGGGCCTCAATATTCGCGCGGCCCCTAATGTCTGCCCGGCATCCTCCTCTGCATACGGCCCGACGTACTTTCCTTCCATCTGCCAAAGGTACTGTTTGATCTTATCAGGCGGTACCTTGAACCGGGCCATGGCCTCTTTGAGGAGGCGCTCGTCTTTACCAGCCAGACCTAACCATTTCGCAATATAGTCCAGGCTAAATGAATCGAGGTTTTCATTCACCATCGAAGCCATTGCGGAAACATCATCGATTTGTTCTGGAGGTTCAATGTTAAACGTAGCTTGAATCCAACCCCAATCAAACTGAAAAGAGTGGAAAATAAATCGAGTACTTCTTTGTCTCGCAAGCGCTTTAAGCCAACGCCTGACTGTATCATAATCGAAGCACTCTGTATCTGGATGTCGCAATGGAACGTAGACTTTATGAGGGTTATGCTCATCTCCCCACGCCGCGGACAATCCACATATAAATCCAGTGTTTGGATTTGTTCGTTCGTAGGCGTAGAAGCCGGGGCCTTTATCTTTCGCGAGCGAGGGATCTTTTTCTTCTGTGTCAATTGCGACCTCATCTACATTCGATAAGTCCGGCAATTCTGCCGGACGTTTCCATGGGCTCTCTGGGTTAAACAAGGTGAGCTGATTAAACTTTGGCTCCCGCTTCATGGTATCCACGACCCATCGTTCATAATGGCCCCACCACCATCCCCCCATTCATCGTGGTTCACATACTCCACAAAGCCTAGCCTCTGGGCTACTTGGCCCAGATCAAATTTATCCTTATACGCTGCCCAGAATCCGGCACAACACGCATTCTTGCTATGGTGGCAAATTCGATATCCCTTAAACCACCCCTTGAAGTGTGGGTCTCTTACATCATCCAACAGAACTTCAAGGTGCCAGCCCAATCCCTTTTTGAAGATACACGTGGCGCATTGCTTGGCCTGTACCTGTAGCATCTACGATGCCTTTCTTTGGCGTATAGGGGCGCGTGTAATGGCCTTAGTCTATTTAGCTACCCCGTAGCACACGTGCGGCCGGCGCCGCTGTAGGGTGCCCCGTTGGCGGCCATTCCGCACACCTACTAACTATGATAGCGAACACTATCATGGCAAATAGTGTCGCCATTCCAGTCAGAAAACCCCTAAAGAACTGTGGACTCATTGGCATCCTTTTGCATTTCAATTAGGTTGAGTAGAATACCGCGCGCCAACTGCAATTCAATGTTACTCCTATAGGTACATATCAAGTGAATGTACTCGTGTTCCTTTTCACTTAACTTATTAGCGAGGACAAAGCGGCAGACCTCGCTAGTAATTTCCACCTCTTGCATTATACGAGGTATCCACCGGAACTGAGCAGTTTCGATTAGCTTATCGTGGTAATGCAGAGCCTTCTCTAGGTCCTGTAATGGGACACCCTTCTTGCGCCATCGCGCCACATACTTCGTGGCGCAGCCTTCCAGGTATCCCATCTGCACTACCACGGCCAAGTCCCAATGCTCATAGTCAGTCTTGTAGTGGCTCCCGCCCACCTGCCTCTCGTTCGCGTCCATGCCGCACCTCCCAATACATTGGAATCCACCATTCATCCAGCTTCTGATCCGTGTGCCCACGGTGTTGTCGGTAAAACAACTTCAGCCTAATACTAACATACAGAGCCAGCCGAGGGCAAGGTGGATGCTCATCCTTATACACAGCTTTTAAGCAGCGATCAGCTACGATCCACCCGTGGCTATTGCCGAGGTTGATTTGATCTATTCCAAACTCGGCCATTTCAATCATCTCAACATGCTTGATAAGGATCCTGTCTTCTGGAGATATTGCCACTGGAAAGAAAGCATCCCAATGCTCCAACTGTTGGGCATAGGACCAATGCTCAAGCCTGTCCATAGACTCTTTCAAGCTAGGGTTATCCCGCTTAATCGGGTAGGGAATATCTCCCGTATATATTTCCCCTATGTCATGAAACATGATCTCCCTGATTATGTGGATATCTGGCTCTTCATCCACAAATAGGTAGATGCGGAGCGCTTGCCAACAGTGCTCAGACACCGTCTGAGCACCAATGATCGGCCAAGTATGATAACGCTTAACCTGACCAGCTAACCGGGTATCAAAGCGAACCGGGTCTGCGGGATCTTCTTGCTGCATCGTGCCTCTCCAACCATTCACATGCTGCTCTACGCCAGTCCATGGATATTACCGAATAGGCCCATTGCATCGCTTCTTTAATATTGTCCTTCTTATATAGCTGATGTGCAATCGCCATAGGGACAACCACCCCAGCCAAGAACGGGTTTTCTACGTGCGCCCATCTGGCCGATAGATCATTATGTATGTCATCAACGGCTTGCATGGCACAATGAAGGTTTGAATCAAAATTGTCGTCAGGATACAATGGGTATATCGGTTCATAAGCATCTGTATCAATTAAATATTCATCCAGGTCACCAATCACCATTGGCTGGCAACGTTCGGTCAACATTTCCATATGGCTTCTGTACAGATGCAGGTTGGTGGTGACCTGCCAGTATCCACCGATTTTCAAGCCGACTCGCCCGGCTATATACTCTTGCAGAATGGAAAAGTGAACTGCATTGGCCCCACAGGCACCCCATATAAGATCATTGGACCTATTGAATACGGTCATATCCAATTGGCCCAAACGATTAATACGAAACGCCACCGCGATGTTGCAAGGCTTGGTTGAGAATTCACTAATCAAGTCTGGCAACCCAGCTCCCCACATCTGTAGGACACATTGCCGGGTGAATTGGTTTTGCTCCAACTGCCGTACAATCTCCTCTAGCTGATCGAACGGAAGGCCGTGGCGCCACCGATACCCGTAGGCATCGGGTATCATACCACCGACACCATACTTCTCACTGAACCCGGTAATGTAATGATCGAGAAACGCCCCATCATTTCTACCGGCTAACATCCACATGGCTTCCATGAGGTGGAAGAATGGATTGGCATCCCTAACCCTGCTGATCAATACACGCTCTTCAGGGTGGGTGTAATGGATTGTAACAGGCCCAGGAGCCACGAGTGCCTGCCCTAGCCGGGTGTCTTCCGGGTCTCCTTCTGTTATGATGTATTTGACCGCCTTCGGCAACGCATCACGTACGTTTCTTGCTTCGATCACGTGCATTGTGGTCCTCCTTCATTATGTGTGCGCCACTAATCCGGATATCACGAGGCGAGCCCCATTCGATAGGGGTATACTTGACTTGCACTGCGAACTTCTTTCCTTGGTATAGATGCAGGGCATGACTCAGATATGGTTCTTGGGTTTTCTGCATGGCTTCTTCTAACCGGGACAGAAACTGTGGGAAGCCAGCCTTTGGGACATAGTATGCTCCCTGCACCGCGAACTTGGAAATGCGTTGCTTTTCTGCTATCTCATTAAACTCACCAGCCTTATCCACATACGAGGACAGCGGGTTTGTGCTCTCCCTTACCAGAACCGCGGGGCTCGTGATCTGGCCCAATAGCCAAAGATCATTAGTAGTGTTCAATACATCTACGTCGAGTATCATAGTGCTGGTAGCTTCTTTAAATGTTCGCATGGCTTCCAGTGCCGTATGCGCTGGACCATTAGTCTTAGGCACAGCGACATAACTGTACATGAGCTCCAGCTTTCTTAGCCGGGAAACACAGTCTTCTGATATGGCTATGGTGATATCACCATACTGTTCTGGCACAGTGTTGATTACATGCTCCAACATAGTAGCGACATGGCCCCTCCAACCAATGGGAAGGAAGGGCTTTGGGATATTGAAGCCTAGCTCCTTAAATCGCTGGCTCTGACCAGCGGCTAGAATGAGAACCCGCATTTCTGTCCATCCTGGTGGAATTGAAGTATTGTTTCTCGGGAATAGTCATTGAGGTTTTTGCCTAGCAATGGTAGCTTACTTAGTATCTCATTGCCAACAGTGATTATGTGGACCCCGCAGACATCTGCCTGTATAATGTTCAGCAACTCGCGGGTGCTGGCCCAGATCAATTCAACAGTAGAGACTTGATCTGTTAATTTGAGACATCGTTCCATGATCCTCGTAGGGTCGACACCCGTGTCAGCAATCCGACCAGCGAAGATTGAAAAGTAGCATGGGGCTCCACCCACAACAGCCGGGAGCATACGCTCAACTTGCATCGGGGTCATCATGGCTGTAACGTTCACCTTGATCCCATCGTTGGTTAGGTCCCGCACGAGCTTGTGGGTGGAGTCTCCATAGGTCGTAGTAACCGGGATCTTCACGTAGACGTTCTCTCCCCAGCTTGCGATCTTGCGGGCCTGCCGCTCCATGTCAAGCGGTGCATCGCCGAACACCTCGAAGGACACCGGCTTATCGGGTATTGCCATGAGAACATCGTGGGCAAAGGCTTCATAGTCACGAACCCCAGCCTTGTACATCAGGGTCGGGTTCGTAGTGAACCCTCTGATAAAGGGGATCTGGTTTAGGCCGAGCATTTCAGAGAAGGTGGCGCAGTCAGCAAAGATCTTTACGTTGAACGTTCCTGTACCAAACATTGAAGTTCCTCCGCTATACGCCCAGCCCATTGGCCGGTGGTTGAATCAAACTGACGACCTATACGCTTTAGGACTACCATACACCAGAAGACGGACTTCCATGCACTTTCATCATACTCCATAAACTGAGGCCATCGGTACTGCACGAGTGGAATACCCCGTAGTACTCGCTCCCACCCAAGTATTGACTGAAGTATTCGCCCCCAATCCACAGCCGCAATATAGGGTCGGTTCAAATATCTGGGGGAGATTGGATCAGTGATGAGGTACCGACCATCATTAGTGAGCAAGAGGTTGTCGATGGTTGCATCACCATGTACAAGGCATTGATAGCCATCCAGAGCCCATTCAGGGACCTCGATATTGATAGTCTTTCTTAGCTCTGCTCGCCATGGCCCCTTGTATTCTGCCGGTGGCCTATTCCAAACATGATTGGCTAAGATATGTTCGATTATTTGGCAATGTTCAACAGCCGGAACCACTGGTCGTAGATATGGCATATAGAATCCAAGATCAGTAATAGCTGTGACTGGGGGACATACTTGTGGACCTAGTTGCTCCATATACACAGCTTGATCCAATACAGCTTGGTGACCCATCCCTGTCTTGTAGAGCATAGGAACCAATTGAGCTGTACTATGTCCGTATATATGGGACGGCGGGCCGCTGACTGGTTGCAGTATCGGCTCGTATTCCTTGGAAAGCTTCGACAGATCTCTCAGTCTGCTCTGTAACTGCTCAAGGTCCATGGCGTTAGCCTCGGTTGGCGCAACCGGAAAAGAAGGTATGCTCTTTCAGACCATAGCGGTCTGAAAGTTCCATAATCTTTAGGTCTGCTGCATCTTCACAGGCGGGTTTTGATTCCAAACCACCGAGATGATTGTAGTAGACACCCCAAGGGCAGTTCATGCCAACACAAACGATGATATAAATCCACGGTCCCATCACGGTTTCCTCGATTGAATGCCGTCCTCGAGTGCCTTTTGCCACTGGCATATCACTTCGATTCGCGGAACTGAAGCTTTGTAGTCCTTTTGCACCGTGGACACGTACCCTGGATGGAGACGGGCAAGAAATTCTGCATCAGCATTTGAACGTTCGATGGTTCGCTCATTAGTAGCGCCTCCTGGGGCGTCGAACTTACGCTGATCGTTAACTGTAGTGTGCCAGATGGCGTTGGGATATCCTTTCCGCAACAGTTGCAGAGTAAGGTCCATGTCTTCACGGGTTTCAATCCTCCCCAACTCACACTCTGCGATTACTACCGGAAGGTAGAATCCCAAACTGTAAACCATTCTGCCGGGTGATTTCCAACCCACCTCCTCTAGCGTATTGTTTCCCTGGCGAGGCCCGAACCCCACGTGCGGACACTCCCGGCTAAGCATGTTGGATAGGCGCTCAAATTCATACTGAAGTTCCGTGCCACGGATTTCCTTGAGGTGCCAGTCGGTTTCGCTGATACGGGTGGCGAACCGTAGGTCATCGTCGAGCATCATAATCTTTTCGACGCCGCGCCGGTGCCACTCTTCCATGATCCAGCGGCGCTTCTGGGCGATGGTACAGTCAGGGTCTGGTTGAGCCTCAACCCTAAGATATTCACTGTGTCCACTGAGTGCAAATACTTCCCTCTGTGGGCACACGATAGTGGTATGCTTCTTTAGCTCGGTATTAAATGAAGCAACCGTTAATTGGGAATTGGTTCGTTGCCGGGTTGGTATGATCAATTGCATTTCCATCAGGCAATCCCTCCTTGCTCCTTGGCCTTCTTCCAATCAAACCTGACCTTGTATCCCTGCGGGTGGCGGGTGCCATCTTCTTTGGTGGGGTACTCGGTATATGTGATGATGCCGGGCCACAGTCCGGCCATGCGTTCAATCTCTGACATCATGAGCTCCGTGGTACGCCAGTCGCTGCATCCACCTTTGCTGTAAGGCCGATCGACCTTACTGTACTCAGTGATTACGGCGGTTTTGTGACCACGGGTTATCAACTGCAACATCATGTCATGTTCCTCGGCTATCATGCCGCGGAAGTGGGGCCACGGGTCGGGGAACCGGTCCCGGTTGAAACACAACGTCTGGTTGAAACGATGACATTCGATGTGCCCCCTAGGAAGCCCCTGGCTCATAAACTTATCCGCTAAGCCTACCATAGTATACTCTTTCAGTAAAGTACAGATTATGTTGACCATGTTTATTGTATCTTCGGGTTTGGTAGGTATAAATTTCCCGGTATCGACACGCTTGTAAAATTTTAAATCGTCATCGAACATAAGAACTCGACCAGAGTGCCTGAGGTTGAGGATAAACTCCCGCTTGGCTGCGATACCTACCCCATCAAAGGGTAGGATCTTAATGTCAAGGGGCACGTTCTGGCGGTATGAAATGTATTGGTCAAAGGGGACAATAAGGGTCACCCAAGGCCAAAGGTCTTGGGAGAGGTTGGCGATAGTTTTCTGTGCTAATGGGCGGGAGCGTGATGGAATGCAAATTTGCATATCATTGTCCATGGTAGTGGTACCTCCTCTTGAGCCGCAAGCCTACTCGAGCCCTCTCGTACTTGCTGAACTCGCAGCAATGGTTCTGTGTGTCTTGGGCATGGAATGGACCTAACCCATAGCCAGCCAATGCACCGTTCTCCCTATCCCGTAGTGCTCGTATCTCTTGTAACCATTCCTCAGTCCGCCAGCTTTGATGTATCGGGCGGCCAAGAACCGCGTTCAGCCCGCGCTGGGACCCAGGTCCGGGCGCCGCCCAACGCCACCAATCGTCCACATTCAACATAAATGGCAGATATTTCAGATCGGCTACCAGTTGAGCAGTCATAAAAGGTCCAAGACCAGAACTGGATTCCTGCAACCACGCATACATTGAGGCCAGACTCGGTGGTGATCTTAGCCATTCGTTCCATTTAGCCTCCCATGGTTTCTGACACCACTGGTGAAAATATACCATGACCCCGATGCCCTTGGTAACTCCCGGTGCCCCGTTGATGACAAAAGCTCCGGTTACGTGCGGCTGAGGCAGATTGTTAATGTATTCAAACATGAAAGTGCATTCTTTACAGCCACGGTCAATGTACTCTTCAAAGATAGACTTGTTGCCGATGTTGGGCTCATTAAACAGGGCATCACAGGTTTCGATCCTATTAAACCATCTATAGAGGACTGTAGCCGGTAGAACTATGGGGTCCTCTTTGTAGCGATTACGTACAGTCTTCTGGTAATGTATGGAAGTCTTATCGATCTCGCGGTATACGTTACAGAAGCTATAGTCTTGGAGTGTCTGGTCGTCGGTCCAAGGCCACGGCTCGTGGCGCGTTTTCTTGAGGTAGATGTTGTGGCGTTCGAGGAGGAAGTTGATGTAGCGCTCAAAGGGGTCTTCTATTTGGTCTATCGATACCACGGTTTGAACTCCCGTATTAGTCTTGGGTGAAGGTTAGGGTCGCCCCAATTGCCATTGAAGCAGATACAGCGATCGTCTATGGTGATAAAGGCACGCGGCTTGTGTTGTGGGAAGTCGACTAGCCGTATAAACTCTTCTGAGGTATGCCTCAGTATATATTCATACATGGCTCTGCGGCCATGTGGATCCACTGACCGGGCTGAGTAGATGCTTATGTCGAAGGTCTTCAGTGCTTCTAGCATCCACTCAAAGACCCCAGGCACGGGAGGGTCTTGACAAACCTCCATTCCCTGCCATCCACTGGTATAACTATGGATACAACCGTCGAAGTCTAGTAGAATAATGGGCTTACTCAATAGCATCACGCTGCCTCCACTGGCAGAAGCCGCATGGCTTCCTCTACCCTCTGGTCAATCATACGCATGGCTTCTGGATCATGATTATCGGCCTCGCGTAAAAGTGGGAGCCCGGTAACAATGGAGACCAGAACCTCATCGCGGGTAGCCGGGCGACCGTTGGCATAGAACTCCACGTGCTCCGGCTTTCCCAATTCAAATAGAATGCCATTAGACAATCGCTGTAGCTTATACGAATATGTGGTCCATAGGACAGCAACACCAGGATTACGGCCAATAGCAATTCCAGCGGTCTGCCGATGCATAAACTCCACATCCTTTTCATTGCGGCGCATCCGGGGTTGCGTTAGAAACGGACAGGCTATCGCGGCATATCTTGCACAGTCGCGATGTGAGGGTGGCTCACCATTAATCTTATTGATCATACACATAGGCCCGATAACAAATGTCTTGTATCTGCCAAGCTTTCCCCCACAAAGCCAGCATCGGTCAAATGTATAAGCGAGCCTAAATTTTTCGGCATTAAAGGCCCGAAAATCGGGCTCCTCATTAACCCATTGTACGAACCAGGGTACTGGATAACCCTCCGGTGATATACGAAGGTGGCTCATTTGCGGTGGGATACCGATTTCGGCGATGCGTTTGTTGAGCTGTGGCATTAGTCGAACAAGCCTCCGAAAAAGTGCCGCTTATCAGGCTGCACGATTAATAGATCTTCTTTGGTCCGGGTAATCGCTGTGTAGAATACCCGGTACTCATCGTCGTTATTAGTCGTGAACGCCTTGTCCCCGGCCTTAGCCGTATCTGCGAGCAGCACCACGGTATCGGCTTCCCCACCCTTAACACGGTGAATGGTGGATATATGGATGTTCGGCTTCTGTAGGATATTGTACCCCTTGTCTAGCACTCGTTTAATGTACGCAACATCTTTAATTTCGGTGAACACTTGGTCCCATGCACCCTCGGCCAGCAACCCGTATTCGTTTCGCAACTCCAACATATTCAGGTGCGGCGGGTCCGGCTGGTCAGCTATACGGTTCAGCGCTACCTTATATCCACGCCTGACCAAGCCTACCTTCTTTTTGTGGCCTTCTGATGGCAATAAATCATAAATCCGCACGGCCTGATCAGCCGGGATTTTTAGGCCAACTTGGAGTTGGTTCCAAGCATCGATTGCCATGGCTTCAGTTTGTTTGATGCTGGGGTTCTCGAAGTACCTGTAGGTGAGACCATGCTGATTGCAATAGGCTGTGAACTTGCGCAACGATTTAACGGTCCTGCCCAACATCATAACTGTGCCCAGAGTCGGGTCTAACATGCCAGGGTTCAGTTCTGATATGGTACCAATGACATTGTGCGACCCGTCTGCATCGCGAGGATACCACACCTTCGGGCGACGTTTGAGAACCCTCTGTATCACCCGGTTAGCGAGGTAGAACACTTTGGTCGGCACCCGGTAGCTCTGGTCCAATTGCTGAACATCGCCCTCTAGGGTGATAAACCGCTCTGAGGCCCCGGCAAAACTGAATATGGTTTGGTCATCATCGCCAGCAATGTAAAGACGTTTAACATAGCGAGATAGTATTTCGACCATGCGCCACTGAAGCTCGCTTAGGTCTTGTGCCTCATCGATAAACAATACATCTATCCGGGGTGGGTCATCCTGTTTAATAAACTCTTCTATCATATCAGTAAAGTCATAAAGCCCTTGGTCTTTCTTCCAATCCCTTAACTGTTTAATGATCCGCCATGCCCGCTCTGTATCTGGTATAGCATAGTCATAGCTAGACAATACTTCTTCTATAGGTCGGCAGGTGAGTCGAGCGTAGTTCTCAACGAACAATACAATGTCGTCCCCGTAGAAGTTGGTATAAGTTCCATCGTCAGAAGACAAACCGCCGTGTAGTTCAAGGCCATGTTCTTGTCCAAACTCGCGTACAAGCTTGCCAGTGAACGTTTGATTGGACTGCAGTCCAAGGTGTCTAAAAGCTGCTGAATGGAGAGTGTTGAAATACCGAAACTTATTTCGTGGTAAACTGAATCGGGCAGCGGCACGACTTATAGCCTCCTCAACGCCACGTTTGGTGAAAGTCATAAACCCAATACGATCTGGCGGGATACCCCGCTCCATTTCCTCGTTAACAAGGTCAAGTAGCTTGGTGGTTTTGCCAGTACCAGGAGGACCTACGATTATCACAGGTCTATACATGAAACCCCCTGCGAGGTGGGGAACACCCTTCACGGATTCCTTGCTCTAGGTTACCCTTGACAGCAATGGTCTTGCACCGTGAGCCAGAGCATTTTACCTTGCGAACCCACCTCTACCCGCGCGGGTAAGTTAGTATTGCATTATAATGTGGGGAACGCAACCTGCAGATCAGAATGGAATGTCACCATCCACAGCGCCACCTTCCGCCCCCTGGATCGGCGCCTCAGCTCGCTTCTCACCACGCTTGACTTGCTCATAGAAGACCTTGGCTTTGGTGTATTGAGCCAGTGGAACAAACCCCAGATCTTCAAACTTTAGGGCGAACCAATCCCCACTGGCATTGCTGGCAGGGATAGTGCTAAGATGATACTTCCTGGCAAACGCCGGCAGAACACCTCCTGTCTTGGGGTTTGTAAACTGATGGAACATAGTCTGCCATTGCCGGGCAAAGGTATGTTTCGTCCCAGAACAAGGGAGGACATAGGGGCGATCATTCACCATAATGTAGAACTCGCGTGTCTCCTGGACTGTATTCCCATTCGACTTCCGCACCCGAATTTTACGCTCCTTTCCATCATCACCACGAACGAGTTGATCCTGGCAGTCTGCCGGCTCAGCCTCGTGGCGCCCGGCGAACCCGCCACGATTCGGTCGCCACTCAATCCAGGTGTGGACCATTTCACAGGGGATGCAATCAAATCCAGTCTCCCCATTAACGATGGGGGAGAGCGCGTTGCGAAACCAGAAATGACCCGGCTCAGCGCCCTCAATATATGCTTCGGTTCGCTTGCCACATGCCGGGGAATTGGACTGGAGGACGTAGATTAAAGGCAGAAGCTGGTCTTCTGCCTTGAAACTTACACCCTTTCCCTCATCACCACCGATGACCTCTGCTAGATCATCAGGGATAATTAATTTTCCATCTGCCGTGGTTTGTAGCTCTTGTGCCATGAGTCATAGCTCCTGTTCGGTGCAGAGCGATTCTGCAAGAGCTATAATAGCTTAGCTTTTTGGTGATGGCAATAGTGGATATATTCAGGCTAGTGTTCACCATGGGCATATGGTATAATATGCTGATGTAAAGCCCCGATGGTCGGGGTTGCGGGGTTGCGGGGTTGCAGGGCATATAAGCCCTATGTAAGGAGGTTGAAGTGAGTACCAAACCGAACGCCTTGGCTCAGGTCGAGGCGATAATCGCAAAGCACTGTTGGATACCGCCAGAAGAAAGGCTGGCCGCGGCACTGTGGACCCTTCATGCACACGTGTATGACCGGTACACTTGGACCCCACGGTTAGCGATACTCAGCCCGGTGTTCGGCTGTGGCAAAACCACGTTGCTGGAGATTATTCAACACCTAACCCCGGAAGCACAACGCTATATCAACATCAGCCCGGCCTCAGTTTACCGGGTGGTCACGCTGGGCGCCGCGCGAACTTTGCTGTTCGACGAAGGTAATCACCAGTTGCGAAAGTTGGACCTGATAAACGTGCTCAACGGGTGCAAGTACGGTGACATGATAACCCGGTGTACGGTTAAAGAGGTACACAACTTCTCAGCATTTGCGCCGATTGCTATTGCAGCCATGGGAAAATTACCGAGGGATGATTTGATGCAACGCAGCATTGTAATCAACATGACTCGGCAACCCCCGGATGCACCCATCCATAGGCTGAATGCCAAGGACCTGTACTTCAAGTTGGCGATGTCCAAACTGTTGGGTGAAATTAACGAATGGGCTGGTCAGGTTGAACTTCATCCTGACCCGCCCAGCCCGGTCAAAGTTCGATATGCCGATAACTGGCGGCCCCTCATAGCTATTGCTGATGCCTTTGGTGTAGGTGACAGGGCGCGGGAAATAGCCATTCAGATGTGCAGTGGCTTGCCTGATGATGACAAACAGGTTCAGGTGCTTGCTGACCTGTATGATATATTTGTCGAGGCAGGGCCGGATATCGACCGCATTGGCAGCTTCAAGCTAACTCAGCATCTGCACAACAGGGGATACACTGAGTGGACAGGGCTTAATGGGGAAAGACAACCCCATTCAATAACTACCTGGGAACTAGCCAAAATACTGGAGCCGTTTAAGATACGGCCCCAGATGTTTCAGTTCCCTGGCCCCAAGTTCTTGCGTGATAAAAACCCAGGCATGAGGGGTTACTTCCGCAAAGACTTCGAGGCTGCGTGGGCCAGCTACCTGCCGCGCAACCCCGCAACCCCGCAACCCGCGGCCCTTACAGCGCCCGTGGAGGGCCGGGTGGTGCCGCTGGCGCAGCCCAAGCGGCGCCGCAAGAAGGAGGGGGCTTAGGCCCCCTCATATTTCACCTGCGATAAGCTGCACGATTAGATGAACTATCTCTTGGTATAAGGTTTCCATCTTTTGTTCAATGTCTTTACGGACTGCTTCATCTACATCGTTTAGCCGCTCCATCGCCTCAGTTATCGCCTTAGCCGGGTAGTCTTGTCGGGCGAGGTATGCGGCATGATAGATAAGGGAACGTGGGGCAGGGAACCCGGTCTTTAACTCGGAATCAATCTGGCTGAACGCCTCCTCTAGTAAGGGGTTGTCCTTATACATTTTGAAGGCTGTGCGAGCCGTGGGCTTCAGGTTTCTGGGCCGGAAGTTCTGGTTATATAGCCGACGGATCGTTGATAGCTTGGCATTCCACTCAGGTATATCGGGCCGCGGCGATCTGCGCCGCGGCTTAGATCGTGTTCGCTGCTCAACCCATGCGGCTTGTTTCACCTCTTCTATGCCACCTGGGGGAAGTGGTTCAGCAGGAGCAGTATCTTCAACTAGGAGTGTCAACTTGCGGGTATCTGAATGTGCCGTGAGCGCAAGCTTAGCGAGTCCATTTGGAAGTGGATTGTAGTCGCAGTTAGAATGGACTGGCACTTCGTAGGGGAAGGCGATGCTTTTCACTTCGCTTGCTAGTTCTGGTAGGCTAGTGTCGTGATACCCGTAGAAGTGACATTGCTTGTAAGTCCTCCTCTGATTGCTAGGTACCTTCAGTCGCCCTCTCATGGGCACCTCCCTAGAATGGTAGTTCCTGAACTGGTGGCGGCTTTTCTCCCCGTATTTGCCACAGCATGAGAACGACATACCCTGAGTGTGGATAGTTCGGTTTGTTGTGAATAGCTAGTTCTAAAACCTTCTTCTTCGGCACAATTTCATGTATTCCAGCTTCTGTATTTTCAAAATAGATAAAATCTGTGTTTTGAGAGTTCATACAATAATACAACGCGGACCAATTGACTGCGAAACTATCGTTATATTTAGGGCGTGGTTGAATCCGCATAACATACCCTAAATTCAGATGTGTCTGGCATTGCCGGAGCTGACCCCAAGTATGCCAAGCCTGTGTTTCTCCATTAAATTGTGGCATCGGGCCACAATTTTCGTAATAGCACTCCACAGTTGTTGGTAGCGATACGGTCACTTGCATATCTGTCCCCTGTCTACTCCTCTTTGATTTTCACTTCATCAAACACATATACCCCGAGGAGTTCACGAGGGAGTATATGGTTTTTCTTAATTTCGCGCTTCACAAACGCTCTTAGCGTTTGGTGGTGGATGCTCTCGTTGGGATAATATTGTATACCATGGGCATCTAGGAGCGCCATAACCTCTAGGCGGCGCTCGTGCTCCTGCATACCAAAGAAGATGTTTATCACAGATTTGACAAGATCGCCGTGGCCCTGGCTCTCAAACCACTGGAACGCTTCCATACGTTTGTCATCAGGGATCTTGGCGGTGTAAACTGTTTCCCGCTCTGCCCGGAACGGTGGATAGTTGGCCCAGCCATCCACATCCACACCACTGACCTGAGCATCAGCAAACATTTGGACTAATTCGCTTCGCTCCATCTTGGTGATCTTGGATTGAGTTTCGGCTACTCTGGCTTCTTGCTCAGCCTTCAGGATATACAGCTCCTTAAGCTCTCGTGCTTTCTTGCGGAGACCTGTCAGATCAGCCGGCTGAGGTTCTTCGGCCGCGATTGCGTCGAATAGTTCCTGGTCGTTGCTCATTGGACAAACCCCAGAATAAAGAATGTTGTGAAGCAGACAGCACAGATACCAGCATGGAAGTAGTCCTTTTTGTAGACCAAAATTCCTATTGTAGCGGAAATACAGCCGAGGGCTGCAATGTGGCTCCCATCCATCATGTACCTCCCTTGCAACTCAAGGTATTGTACAGTAATGGCTTTTTGATGGCAAGGGGGAGAGGTGGGACCCTGAGCTGTCTGTTTTACGCCAGAAAGGCGGAGCACATAGATGCCAGCCCAGGGCCTCATCACCCGACAATCATGGAGTACCGCGGAAACACACCTTCGAGCCTCACGTGCCCCGAAAAGGAAAACCAAAGGAACAAGAGCACGCTACGCCACAACCATACTACGCCACCCAGCCCGGTGATACAAGCTAGAAACGCGGGGAGTCGCTCTTTAATGTGGTCTTATAAACGACCAGGGACTCTATCACCCCTATTTCCTGTTTGTATTCTGCTTCACGGGCGAGTTGATCTGCATGTTCGCGTGCCGCGTTATAATCCTCCCATTCAGCAACAACCTCACACGTGGTGAGATTCCACACATGATATCTCATATCCGCCCCTCCAGATATAAGAACATTATATTTCCAAATTGTGGCATAAATGTGCCAGTTGTGAGGGAGGACCGTACAACTGGCAAAACGGTCCCGTACCCATGGTCTAGGACCTGGGTCTAGCCATGGATCCTCCAGTCCATCAGCTTCCTACGTTCTCAGCCCCAGCATGGGCATCAGCAGGCTCGGCTGCTCGTTGAGCAGATTGCAATGTTCCGATTTCGCGCTCCATGGCATCAATAATGCTCGCGCTGCCCTCGGTTGCACACTCGGTAATCAGGCCCTTCAGTCTGTCTGCAAAGTTCATTGTACTTCTCCATTGTTTTGCGGATTGTACTAAGGAAGAACCGCCTCCCCAGTGGAAGTGGTGGGGAGGCGGCGGTTGCCAGCAAAGCCCCGGAGTAAGGGTGGTCGGGGTTGAGGCCCTGTGGCAAAAAGTACCATGCCACAAGCTTCTGCTGAACACAAGCATGATGTTCTAGTCAGTATTAATTCTGGGTTGTATCAATGCAATCGGCACTTTATAATAGGGGTTGCAATTGCAGTGGAGTGTAGACATGTTGGAGAGCAGTATCCCTTTTGGTCCACTTAGGAAAACCACTATGAGCCAGAAATATAAAGCAGGTCAGCGGGTGTGGTTGGCTCCTTTTGAAGAAGAACCTCGCCAAAGTGGTGAGATTCTTGAGGTATTTGTAGACGGGAACTATATTATCGACATTGATCCCGAGTACCGTAGCGGCCCCGGGGATGATGGGATACGTGACCAGGTGCCAGAAGACCAAATAGAGGGATTAGCAGAATGAGGAACACGTATCCGACAGACATGCCAATTCCACATGATGCTCACCCTTTGCCGAAATGCCCATGCGGGGCCATTGGGCAACACGTGATTGACAAGAATATGATCTTGTGCCAGAAGTGTATGGAGAAGTGGGTAACTCAGGCCAGAGCCACAGCACCTAAGACTAGAGGTCCACCTAAATTTGGCATTGGCGGTAGACCACCCAAACCAGATGATGGTGAGGACCCAAACTTCTGCCGTTGTGGGCATCCATCTGAAACACATGCTAGAACATCAGTGCGTAGATACTGCAAGATGGCCCGCTGCTCCTGCTCACGTTATGATCCAGTGGGGCACATCTGATGGCTAAGGTCGTATGGGTTGCTGTCGTTCTCTTTTCAGCCGGTGTAGCAGCGACAGGTCTCACGCTGCTCACCGAGCAGGGAAGCCGATCCTATAAGTTCTTGGAGCAACCAAAGGAGGTGAAGACTACCACACTCCCGGCTCCCAGTGAGTTGGACTTGTCCAAGACCACCACTATTCCACTAACAGATAAAACCACGGTGAGGACCATTTCAATCCCGCGTCCACAGCATCCACAGGAACCACCCAAACCACCGGAGCCAGCCGTGGTTCTACCGGCTCCAGCGATACCAGACTACTACTATCTGCCACCGACGACTCGTTATATCACAATCGGCCACCAGCATCATGGCAAAGGAGGATGTCCACATGGGGGAGTCAAAGTTACCGGAGGGAAAGCTCGCGGCAAGACGTGGCACTGTGAGTACCACCACTGATAAACGGTTCTATGCGGAGCGCCCCGTGCCTAAGCGATTATATGCGAACATTGCCGTGCATTCGCGAGAATCAAACCAGATATTAAAGACGTTGCCCAATGGGACTCAGTTTGTGCTCATTCGTAACCCAAATCCACGGCGGCCGTATAGTATCGGCGTTTATCACGATGGCAGGCATTTTGGATGGGTTCCCCATAATGTCTGTATAAAGATCGCCCCGTTGATAGATGCTGGCAAATTCGTAATCTGTACAAAGCTGGACTCTACGTCTGTAGAATTCTTAATAGCGGAGGACTAGTGAGCAGGTACCGGAAGAATGAGCATCTGGACGATGGTCGAAGCAAAGTTGTCCGAGAGCGCACCGACATTGAAATGGAACGGCATTACGACATGCTTGAGGCCCATGGGACCGCAGATAAGATGTACGAAATCTTAAAGAAACACACAACTCCAGATCAGATGCGTAAAATCTGCGCGGACCTGATAATGCTGCGAGACCCCGGCTACCGCTCTATCGTTAGCCGGTTACTAGCTCAACATAATGCAGGGGTGAATGGAACTGATATTAACACTCCGTCGCGGATATTCACACGAGTGGTCAAAGTTAAACCTGGGCCGCGGCCTCGTGCAAAAAAGAATAATACATCACGGTAATAGTGTGGCATAATAACGCACTTAAACTATTGAAGGGAGTAGAAACACGAAGCTAGGGATGGGACAGGGGACCATCATGGGAGAGGTTGTTGGGATCAAGAGCGGGAAGAGTGTCAATGAGTATCTAGAGTTGGTTGAAGTTGCGGAAGACTATCTTAAGCAACTTCATGAGTTGCGGTCCAAGCGTGGCGTTGTTGTGGGTGACTACGAGCAAGCCGTTAACATCCTAAAAGAAATAAAATTCTGCGGCAGATTCAGTGCTTGGTTCAGGGAACAGTCTGTCGGCCAACTCGATAGCATTGTAGACGACCTCTACGTAGCCATAGCTGAAGAGGAAGAGCACCTGAAGTAACCTCTTAGTTGTACTCGGGCCTTCCCTGCCTTATAATGGCCCATGTGGTACAACTTGAAGAACACGCCCGATGGCTACAGGATGGCTAAATTCGACTTCCTGTTTAACGTCGATGCTGTATACGAGATACAGCATCGGCGGGGCAGGCTCTATTGCGATTGTGAACAGGGTCGTAAATCACCCACCTGTCGGCATAGGACAATGGTTTCTATTTTCTGTAGCCGTGGTGTTGTTGATCATTATGCGTTCTACAATTACGACACGGGCGAGTGGTGTTGAGGCATATTCAACGTTGCAATCTACAAATCATAGTATATAATGGTTGTAGGTACGGGGTTTGATATGCAAGGACTACAGAGCCATGCGAAAGTTACTGAGTGGTGTAGCAATGGCCGCGATGTTGGCCGGGTCTGCACAAGCCTGGGAATCAGCTAATGACAATGGCCGCATTCGGGTTTTCGACAACCCCGAATACGACCTCAACCTGCGTGCGTGGCCCGCGCCATGGAGCCAGAGCTTTGGCGCCATTCCGCAGGGCACACAGATGCGAGCAACCCGTTGTATCCACCCGGCTAATGTGGAGCACGACTGGTGCTACGTAACACTTCCCAACGGTGCAACCGGATGGGCCTCGGCATACTATATGCGGGAGCTTGGGTCGTTCTACCCAGGTGGCCGGTTCATCGCCAAGGCGCCAACCTTCGTTGCTCCGCCGGTTGTACAATTGCCGGAGGTCGTGGTTACTCCGCCACCGGTCGTGGTTACTCCGCCGCCGGTTGTGGCAACAGCTCCATCGGTACAGCAGACAACCAGCCCAACCAACAACATCACCATTACGGTCACCCCGGCACCGGGCGCTCCGCCAGTGGTGGTTGATAGCTCTAAGGTTGTCACTACAGGGCAACAGAAATAGGGGCCGCGCAAGCAGTCCCTGGGAGAGCTAGGGTGGGGCACAGTATGACATCCCGCTACTGTGCGGTCGGTCAGCACCGGGGGGACACCTCCCCCACCCTAACTGGAGGTTTGGAAACTGAAGTGAGGGCGACATGTCTAGGTACTGGCGTGTAAGGCACCGAGTAAGGCGCCTTCAGATAATGAGGGAGAATAAAATGGTCTTAGACAACAAGGAAAAGTCCGTTGAGGAGCATGTGGAAGCGGCAATTGAAGAGTATGATAACAAGCACGTGCCCGCGTACTTGAAGGCCGTGATGATTTGGTGTGGGGACCACAAGGGGGAGAAAGATGCTCTGCGACGAAATAGCTCACGATGAGCTAATGCGGACTTGCATCCAGGGTTCTGCCCAATATCAACGTGCAATTCTGGCCTCAGAGAAATTTATTCTGGGGCCAGATTTCGCGTTGGCCGCTGATGGGCTCGTTGAAAACTACAAGGAGCTAGAGAGGATTGCGCCTTGGTGCCGGCTGCCTCACCCGTTGTGTTGGTTCGAGGTCAGCCATGCTGACAGAGAGCTATGGAAATCACGCTCCACATTCCATTTCCCGGAGGAGCAGTATGCCCCATCTCGAGTCGGGTTCTTATGTCAGCAAAGAGGTGATAATGCCGCTCATTGGGATGCCTATCTATTCTGGTCGTTAACTGATTTCAGCCCAAACGGTGGGCGACATAATATGAGTGAAGGGTGTGTCACGTATGATATGACAAAAGACCCATCTGAGCTAGAATACGAGGATGTTGAGCCAGACCCTAAGTTCCCAATGTACGTGGGCCGTACACATCTAGGATGCTATATCCAGCTTGGCATGGCTCACATTAACCGGAGGTTCCGTCCAGACGATGTTGACCCGCAGCATATTGCTGAACTGGTGCGCTCGGATTGGGCAGGTGAGATACGCTATATCATTGCTATACTAGGATTGATTAATGCTCGAAATGTAATGGAAACGCAGTATATAGACAATAGCAAGATCAATAAGGCTCGTAGCAAGCGCAAGCCCGGTGACAAAGGCTACAAGCCTCCAGTTGCGAACCACACGCTGCTTAAGATTAGAGCGATACATAAAGACTCATTGGTTCAACGGGTGGCGGGTACTGCTACCGAGATTCGTGGGCGCTTTGTTCGCGGCCACTTCAAGACGCGTAAAACGGGCATCTTCTGGTGGTCTCGCCATTGGCGTGGGCCACACGATAATCCAGCCGCAGCCAAACCATATAAGGTGGTGACATGACAGACAGGGAATATAGTGTCGTATGCCCAGCTACCGAAGAAACAGCCGCAGTCTTCGGTGGGGCCGATTTCGAGGTCGCTCTGCTACTCTGCAACAAGCTTGCTGAGGAGCATAAAGGAAATGAGTGGCAAGTCCACGAGACTAGAGTTATCTACAGGCGAAAGATGGAACCATGAAAAGGCTGAGTACAAAACGTAAACGCCATTCCGACAAGAAGGCTCGCAAGGGTAATCTGCCGAAGAAACCCCGGCAAGGCATGTCAGCAGACCGCGAGGCGCTCATAGAGTGGAGATATGGCACCATGATGGACCAGCTCTTGGGCTGGGGATACAAATCTGGCCCATAAAAACGCCACTCATATGGCAATCAGGGTAGCGTTCCTTATAGCATTGTGGTTTAGTGCTGTGCTGGGGGTTACCCAAAGGAACGAGCCATGACAAAGAAGCCACAGAAAGTGGAGGTGCGGTGGCATTTGCGCCGACACCCAACCAAATACGGAAGAATCGGCAAGAGCGGCATGATCAAGGTCAAAAGCTATAAACGAGCAAAACGAGGCACCAAGCAAGGTGGGGAGTCAGGACAAAGAAATGCCTAGCCATGGACTTAACCCCAATGGACCTCTCACAATACTTAGCCATGGCGAGTCTGTGCGGATTCTGGATCAATGCTTTCGTTCCCAGGATTCGCGAACTGAAGGACATATGGTGGGGAGCATTAGTGATGTTTCTGCTATGCTGCCTAGCGGCGGGACTAATCCGCCCCGACCTTATTCATCCTACGTGCCACGTCTGCTAATCGGGCTGGCATTCGTGCTAAGCTTGGGATGGATCTGGCTCTACGGCCATACTTGGGCCGTAGACCACACGGAAATAGAAACGTTTATCCCCGATGACTACGTAGAGCTACTGCTCGGCATACTACGTAAGATTGGCCTGATGGGGTGATGTATGCTCACCATCGACATTAAGCTCCCGCCCAACACAGGAGGGCGGGGGCGGGGGCAGTCCGAGTGGAGAGGGTCCAACGATGCCATTGTGTGGACTAGTTGGTATCCTATATACACCAGAGACGCTCTTGTTCCGTATTATTCCTATTACCAAGCACGGATTATGATCGACGGGGAGTGGTATACCTCGCCCATATGCTTCCACAAAAATCTCTTTAAGTTCTAGCCCACATTCAGCATTGTATCTAACATTCTGGTTATGTACCTTTGGGTTATGGCACTAACCCGAGGAGTAACTGTGATGTGGATATTTGAAGTTATGTCCTGGCAAACAGGGGCTATGATTGGCCTCGGTATAGCCGGGATCATTGTGTGCTCACGTGCCCTCCCCCGACAGTGGGATGTGGAAAATGGAGGCTGGGCGCCATGGCTTTGATGGACAACGAGCTTGGCCCCGCAGTCAACTTAACCCGTATGGACTTGCGGGACTGGCGACCAATCGAAGAGCCTCCAGAGGAGACCCCACCTCCACCGGCTACATGGAAAACGGTCGCACTATTCGTTGCGGCATTTTGCCTCTGTGCCGTGGTCGGCATGGCTTGGGCGTGGGGTAAGGATCGTGTGCCTACCTGCTCTACTCAATGCTGGAGGCATGAATGCAGAACCTATTGTTGGTGAAGCAATACGTCGCGGCCCATTTCGACACGATATGGGCCTGGACGCAATTCACCCTATCTGCCGCCTACGTTGTCACACAGGCCACGTGGACTAATCGCCACGAGGGGCGGCTAAGGGAGTTAGAAAATGCCCGTATCAAGACCGACGACTGAGCGGCTATACAAGGTGCTGAGTCGGTATCTCAGTAACCCAGCCATGGATGCATTTATAGATGAGATGCAAGAGGTGCCGGGTACAGCTCCATTCCGTGGTATGGCAGCAAAGCTCAAAGTCTACCACGAGGCAAAGAAAGCAGAGGTGCGCTCGGCCGCTTAGGCCGAGCTATTATATGGAAAATATCTTTTTAGAACTCAAGCTTGTTCACAACACCTCATCACAGTATATTATAGGCACATGCAAACCAAAGGAGCCGTGCCATGAATAAGATTCTATTAGCCGGGGTTGCGGCCATTGCGCTGAACTCCGCCGCCAATGCCCAGGATGTTGGCGGGCGAGACTACGGTCAAGCTGGGCGGGAAATGGAGATCAAGCAGCTCATGTTCGTATGCTCGACACATGAAGAAACAAACAAACTCCACAGGGCTGCTCAGTTCCCCCTTGAGTTTGGCAGGGTCTTTACGGACTCTAAAGAATGCCTACGCTTGGACAAGGGATTCAAAGTCGTTGTCGCGTACACAGAACCAGCTATTCGCTATAAAGATGGTGCGCGGTTCACGATGTATCTGGTCCATTATGGCGCCTATCCATTCAATGTTATGGTGTTGGCCGACTCACAAATCATTGGTGAGGTGTCGGAGCCACCGAAGCCAGTGGTTTTCGATAAGGTTCCACAGTGGCCCAACAATATCGATGTGACCACAGAATCGCGCTGCCACACCCTTGATGGAGCTCCCTGCTGAAAAGCAGGGTAGTTTAGGGGAGTCAATCAATCGTGTTGTAGCCGCGCCACATCGGCGGCAAAACTGTGGTATCACCAACTAAAGCAGTTGCCATCAGGCCGTTATTGTGCCATCTTAGCGCCACGTTACGGGGGCAATTCAGCCTTATATTCTTCCAGCATAGCACAAAGGGGACTACACTATGCAGAGGCTACGACTGTCTCTATTAATTGGAGTCATGGTACTCCCCACAATAGCACATGCACAGAATGCGACAGGAGTCGGGGTTGGTGTCGCTAAGTCAAGGTCCAATTCAGCCTCGAATGCTGTAGCCATCTCTGGGCAAGGGGGCCGAGGCGGCAACGCTCGCTCCAATGCCACGGCTACCGGCAACGGGAATTCCACCGTTAACTTCGGTGCCACACCAGCTTCAACGTTTTCAGCACAAGACATCAACCAGCACGGTTCCATTAGCAACGTGCCGAATGCCTATGCACCCGGATTAACCTCAGCCGGGTTGGAAACGTGCTTGGGGTCGGTCTCTCTGGGTGCCTCATGGTTGGGCACAGGTCTCACAGGTGGTGGCACAATCCCCGATGCGGGGTGCTCCGCGCGACTAGATGCACGGACCCTCTGGAGCTTCGGTTTGAAGAAAGCCGCCATCGCCCGGCTATGCCTCCGAGATGAAATTTATAATTCCATGCCGGAGGTGTGCCAGATATATCTCCCACGCTATGCGGCGACACCGACTGTCGCTGTGTATCCAGCCAATGGATACCAGCCCGCTAGTGAGGCAGACTATCAACAGTATTCTGGTGGCCCTGTCGAAGTGTACGACAAAAAGGGTCGCCTCCGCACATGCAACGATTATGATGTTACCGAGCGCCGCTGCCGAGCTTGGTCCCATACTGCATCTCTTTCACGGCAGCCCTAAGAGGAGCTAAAGCATGAAGTCGTTTATCTTGGCTACGGTCTCTGCAGCGGCCATCTCGGCTGCTGCAATTCCCCCGCTTGCGACCCCGGCTCAGGCCGCGTCCACCTTGGCAATCGGCTCTGGTTTTGCCACTAGCCAATCCAACCAAGCCACGACTGCTACTGCGACTGGTATCGCGGCGGCTGGTGCTGTCGCCACCTCGACCAATACCTCGGTCGGTGCTGGTGTTGCGGTTGCCACGCCTGTCGGTGGCGTATCTCAGGGTATCGGCGCCTCTGCCGGGACCACCAATGGCGTCCAGGGTGCGGTTGCATTTGGACCGAACTCTACGGCACATTCCACCATCACTGGTGGCAACACGGGCTTTGGCGCGGGAGCAGGGTTCACCAACGTTCTCCCCTAGTTTGACCTCCCAAGCGACTAGGGTGATGGGGTGTGGCCGCGGGGAAACCTGCGGCCGCATCTTTTTATACATTCATTATTGCGCTCCTTATGCCCCTGGTGTATTATTTGCTTTACAACATATAAACCAGAGGAGCGTATTATGTCTGTATCACAACGAGTCGCGTGGCCCATCGCAAAGCGGCTGCCAGACTTTCCACTCAATGCTCGTATTATGCAAATAAATGAGCATGGTGGTCACCACATACAGCCCGAGCGAGTGCTGCGGTTCAACCAATACCAAGTCGGCATGACAGTCGGCCAATACCTCGACCGTGTTGTCGAATTGTCACGGACGAAGCAGCTCACCAGCAAGCGATATGGTAACGATCGTATGGCTCGGCTGTGGGCGATGTACGATCTTAAGTACGATAAGGTGCAGAAGTTTATCGTAATCAGGGCGGAGCCGAGCACGGCTCAGTTCTGGGGAGGATAGGGGTAATGGATGATCCAGCCTATAATGCCCGCGCGGAGTTCTTGCGCCTACGTCGTCTCGTGGACACCATGCGTGTCCACGATGATGCTAGTCGCGCCGCGTGGCAGCAAGCCAAGGCTGATTTGGAAGTAGCACGAGCCAGCTATCGTAGGCTCGTGATGCAAGGTGTCAACCGCAAACGAAGGAGGCAGTGATGTGGAAAGCAATGAGTGAGTACAAAGAAGTACCGGATGAGTACCCCAACGAAGATGTGCTGCTAATGGTTAAGGTGACCGAGGCAAGTGAACACCAGTTGGTGGATGCTGTGCCCGGCACGATATATGTGACCATGGGACATTGGATGCCACAAATCGAGTTGTCCCCTGGGGGAGACATCCCACAGGGGGCAATTGAGCCTGGGCACTGGGAGTATGTGGGCTGGAACTGGTGCCAAGATCAATTTGTTCATGTGGTCGGTGGCACCACTGAGGTGGTGGGCTGGCAACCAATGCCTGGGCCAGAGGAAGAGGAGATAATACCTCGGGACAATGCCGATACAATGGAGCACAAGACACACAACGAGATATCCGGCTACTAATTCAGTATTGCACTCGACTGGGGCACAACTTGGGAGTGGGCCATGTATCAGCTATATGCAGTCGATCTTAAAGATGATTCTCAGCGAATACTTGTCGCTGAGAATTTAACTAAAGAAGAGGCCACACAGAAGGTGCTGACCATGGGCGACTATGGCGAGTGGCCTGACAATCATGGAGCCCCACTCACTAATGGCAATCGCCAATGGCGTTGGGCCGATGGATGGTACCTGGGATAACCGGGTACTATTAGGGGCGAGTTTTTCTTGGTGGGGTAATCAAGGTTGCATCAAATGCTTC